GTCGATATCGAGGCGGCGTTTTACTTTTTTTGCACCCCCTGGGTCAACTCACTCCCCTATCAGCCCCCGCAATACATTTTGAAATTTTTCTTTGTCTTCAGTCTCATATATATCGTGAACCATTGCATGATTACTCCGACTCAAAGGGATGAGGTTGTCTTCCACAAGGCGAAGGTCCCAGTTCTCTGTGAGCGGGATGATATGATGTACTGTATCGGCCGGAGTCATGACGTGGTTCACCTTCAAGTCGTAGAGGTCGAGGTAGTGATAGCGTTCAAGGATAACCTTACGCATCTGATCCCACGCAGGGGAGTCGTAGAAATCCTTTGACTTCTTATTGCGGTGATACTTGTCATAGCGTTTGAAGCGTTCGTTGAGGCGCGCGGTCACGCATTCGCAACGTTCACCAGGCTTCAGAACTTTCCCGCAATACGGGCATATCTTTGCAATAGGCATAAGCAACAACTCCAATAATAGCCAGGCCGGAAGAAAGGAATAGACCGGCCCGGCCATTGGAAGGAGGACTATCAAATAACAGCGGGGACTCATCGCCCCCGCGCACGGTGCGGCATGAGCCGATCACCTTATATTCCAACTGCCCAAGGAGGCATTGGAGACATAAGAAAAGAGAGCAGGCCTGGATGGGTCGCTCTCTGGGTTCATTTTCACGCTATCATTTTAAATCATGGTAAACAACAAACAAGGACATTTGGTAAACATCTCATGGGATTTCTGCAATATCTGGATTCTGTTTCGTGAACTCTTGCAAGGCTCTACCGTGCATTGTGATGATGGAGCGGTATTCGTAATGATAGTTTACGCAGATGCTTTCAAACGTAAGGCCGTTGATGTAATGCTCACGCAATACCATTTCAAGGCTATTCTGCTTCACTTTGCTTATGCGGTCTGTAATTTCATCCACAAGCGCTGCGGCCTCACTCACATCTCTGGCAATCTTGTTTGATATTTCCTCAATACGAATCATTCCGTTGATCATTTGGTCATTGGTCGGGGAACTATCTACCTTGTCCTTGTCGTAGCGGATAGCGGTTAAGCCTTCCATGAGATGCCTGATCTGCTCTATCTCATCTTGCTTTCCCTTAATACGCCGCTGAAGGCCCTGATACTGTGAGAGATATTCTTTTGCCGTCAATCCTTTTTTCGCCTCCTTTTTTGCACGTTATTGTCGTCGAATAGATACTTCACCCGCCCGGACAGGAAAGTCGGTCGGCCCTGGCCGAACGGCTCCCAGTCCTTGCAGGCGTCCCCGTTTGTGTGCCCGTGTTTGAGCACACAATAATCCCCGCATCCGTAAGTACAGTTAAGACATTGGCGTTCCGTCTTGGCCTCCCTTCGAAATGCGTGATAGTTCCGACAATATCATTTTGGCTTCGACAGCTGGCACTCCGTATTGACTCATTGTGGCGAGCAAGTCATCGTCGGTGATAGCAGCGGTGATATATTCGCTGTGGCGGAGAAATTCCATCTGTTCATCCGCGTCGGACTCATCAAATTCCGCTTCGCCTTCCCTCAGGCCCTTTTCATAACCGACTTCGTAACCTTCCGCATAACACTGGTTTCGGATTTTCTGAATGAAGTCCTGAAGGTCGTGCGGGGTCATCTGCCGGATCCGATTGAGCATGAAGCCGTCAACTTGCATCGTCTTTCTCCACAATGATGCGAGAAACTGAAAACGAGCGGAAGTGGTAGTCACGGCCCTTATAGGAAATGTCCACCCATGAATCTGACTTGAAGCGGTTCACAAGAGCGTCAGAATCTTCCTTTGTCATGCCGTCAAAAACGACAGCAACACTGGGCGTGTCAATAGTGACTGAGTATGTCATGCTTTCACCCCCATCGTAGCGCGGTGCTGTTCGAGTTCCCAAATACTGTTGCCGTATTCCGTGTACTTCTGGCCGTCTTCTGCGGACCAAACGTCCTTAAAGGCGATGTACCGCTGCGCCTCCTGAAGGCTGTGTATTTCCTTGTTGATCTCGTCAAGTGTCATGTTGTACCCCCTATATATCAATCGTAACGCACATAGTGTTGTCGCGGTGCCAGAAATTAAGCACCTTTGCGTTAGTGATTTTTCCTGAGATAAAACCAGGGTTAGAATTGATGGAAAATGTAAAAATGGCTTCATCGTTGTCAATAGAGTTTTGATATACGCTGATATAATGCTCATCCCCGCACTCATTCAAATCCCATATATTGAGAAGTTCTTCAAGTGTCATCGTGGTGTACCTCATTTCGATTACTTCGTGATTTACGAACCAATCAGCGACGGATCATCTTTCACGGCCTTGCGGACGGCTTCAACCTGATACTCAAACTCCATACAGTGGAATTTCTCAAGCGGGCAGTCCATACACCAATCCGTCACGAGATGTTTAGCAGTCTGTCTCTTGCAGATTTCATTCCTTGCCCGTATCAGATTTTCGTGCGTCATCGTTATCCAGCCTTTCTGCATTTGCACAGCCCCAACCCTCACCAACAGTAATGCTCAGACTCTTGCATCCGCCAGCGCCAGTGTGAAAGTCATTGAAGAACTTGCATTCTTTACAGGAAATATTACACTGCCTGTACAGTTTCAGCTCTGCAAGCCAGACAGCCAGATCCTTATGCTCCAGTGCACATCGTCTATCTTCGCACGTTTCGTAAACATGCTTCGCGTGGTCAATTGCTTCATCAAGCGTCATCTATTAATTCTCCTTTTTAACAAACAAGGACTGCTCGCATCTCAACAACGTCCTTCAAACCCTGTAAACACTGCTCGAAATCGTACTTATACTGCGTGGAGTGGCCTTCTCCTTCTTTGATTACATTTTTTCTGGCTGATTTTTCGTAGATATCCCATTCCTTCGGCGACATACCGCCAAGGACATATTCCGGGAGCTGATTCTTCTTTTTTCCGCTGATCCGGATAATATTTTCACTCATTTTCATTTCTCCTTTCTCCATTTGCACAGAAAAAATCGGCTATCCGCAATAAGTGGTTGAAAAGCATTGTACACAATACAGTTTTCAACCACTTATTGCGTTTACCCAAACTTTGTAACCTTTTCATATATTTCTCCTTACACATCCTCCGGGTTCTCTGCCGTTTTTTCCCAGTAGTCATAGGGTTCGTCTGCCGGTTTTGTCTCCCTAATCAACCCAGTATGCTTCTCCGCGCAGTTCTGATGCGGAAGGCTCGTCTGTCGGCTCGACATAAGGAGCGGGAAGAGGCGCCCATGCAATCACTTTTCTTGTACCGCACACATTGTCATAGTCGAACCAATAGCCGGTGCCAAATGCTTCTTTGAATTTTGCAAGACTTACCGTGCCGTTGTTATATGAAACAAGCACATGTGTGTTGAAGTCCGGCAGTCTCTCCGTCACGGGTATCCAATCCATAAAAATCGCCTCCTTCTACGTCATTAAAACGTCAGCATCATATTCTGCGCCATACATACAATACTGGTAAGCGGAGCAATGTTCGGGATTGCAGTATTTCCTGTTGCCATAGTCAATACAAGAAAAATTGAAGTCTTTGACAAGTGCTACCCTGTCATCATCATCATTCCAATCCATTCGAGAATTTCCGCGATAATACTTGTCTGCTAGTTTTAGTCGGCTGCACTTGATATTGATATATGACGTATCAGCGCATACATCATCATAAAGGGCAATCATTTTTGCCTTGTTTCTGCTTTCTGCAAAGACCACTTCCGCTCCGTAATCATCATAGTCTCCGCTTATCAGCCAAGCCTTCATGGAAAATCGCCCCCTTCTACGCCCCCAAATCGCCCCAAATCGGCTTTCGAGGGCTTCAACGTGTGTTTCCCTTACCTAAATGTTTTCAAGGCCGTTTAAGGCCGTTCTAGCGTGTTCTCGACCCACTTCGGCGGCGTGTACCCGTCTGGCACTCCGCCCATCTCTTTCACATACTTTTTCCCGACCCACAGCCACCTGTCAGGATCGTCGAGCGGAGTCCACGGGGTAGGCCCGTATAACTTCCACCTGTCGCACTTCCCGCACGGCCTTCTCTCGTAGGGGCATTCAGGCGGTAGCTTCTCGCCCCGTATTGACCATGTGCAGTAATGCTTACCGTCGTCGGGCAGAAGGCCATATCCGCCGAAACGGCCAGGCTGAATATCAAACAGGCTTATCTGTCCTTCCATCCGTCCTCGCCTCCCATGCCCTGCAGGTGTCGCTACTCAGTTTCGTGGTCTGGTAGTAGCCGCAATAGGTCGTACCCTTGTGGCCATCAGAGTAGCGGCACGCTTCACATGTCTTCGTTTCCGTCTTTGTTTCCATAAAACGCCTCCATCAGCGTATCAATAGCGTCTTCCATGCCTTCCTGGTATCCCATGCGGTACACTTGCTCGATTACCTTGTCCATGTTCCGGTTCAACCGCCCGATGGACGTATTCAGGTCTCGCAGGATGTCCTTCATGTTCACCGGCTCCGTCAGATCAACGTCCATCAATCAATCTCCTGCAACTCCACGCTGCCGACGTAATACGGCATCAGGTAGAGGATAGATGACCCGCGAGGAATAACGAGCTTCTCGCCGTTGTCGATGGCCTTCCACATGCGCCGCACCCAGTCGTCGTCAGCTTTCGGCACAACAACATTCTCGCCTTCGATGGTCTTGATGTAGACCTTAAACATGCATATCCCCCTTTCTCTTTCTTCCACGTTCGGCCTTGCCGAGCCCGACGTTCATTATGCACTGCGTCTCCCAGGCTGACCGCTTCTTGCCGTTCGGAGCATAGCAGTCGTCATACCTGCAGTTGAAGCAGTCAAGATTACACCATTTACTCTTTGACGGTCTTGCCATTACCTCACCGCCTTTCTGAACTGCCTATCAATGAAATTCAAGTATCCCTTCACGCATTCATCCACCAGCGGACGAAGATCCGTGTTCACGTACGTCTGCTGGAACTTCCCGCAGCAGGCGAGTATTACATCAATGTCCTCCTGGGTGAAAGTGTCCTTGTAAGTTTCTTTAATCAGCTTCCAAAATCCCAAAATAAACGGGTATATTTCCGTCTTCAAAATGGAATTTCCATCGCTTCCGCCGTCGGTTCCCATCCGCCATCCTCCTTTCCGATAGTCTCAATGTAGAAGTTCTTTGAGTTTTGCGAAATGCGCTTGCTGGCCTCTTCGTAGTAGAGCGAAATTCCGACCTTATCGACTCTTCCGCTCAGGCGGTTTTTCCATACTTGCAGAACCCTGGGGGCGTTCGTTTCGTCGTCTTTCGTCGGTTCGTCGTAACGAAGCACCAGATCCGCAAGGTTCGTTATGTTCGATGAGCCTAGTATGCTGTCCAGGTCGAATGTATAGCCGGTTGTCTTGCGAGGATGAACGACCAACATGATGATTACGTTGTAAAGCTTCGCCATCCGTGCGCATTCTTTGACGAAGGCCGTTTGCTGTCTGTATATGTCCGTCATGAGATCGTCATCAACGGCAGTCATGAGGTTATCGAGTACAATGAACCGACAACCGAATTGTGTAATGGCCTTGTTGACCGTCTCTAACAGGGCCTCATCATCGCCCATGTCCTTACTCAACATGTTGCTGTCGTAGAAGTACACATAAGGGCGATAGAACTGGTTCACCATGTATTCATATTGCTTGTAAACGTGGTATGTCCTGAAGTTGCTATCCGCTGATTGAATGGTTTCTATCCGGTCCGCTCCGGCAACTTGCCGTTCAAACCACATTTGCAGTTGCCAGTCGGCCATCTCGCCGGAATACAGGAAAGATGTCACCTGCTGCCGAACGGCTTGAAGCACGAACTGGGAGGCAAGTGTTGATTTCCCTTTCCCCCTTTCGCCCGTCAAGAGGATGAGCTGTCCGTTATAGAAACCTCCGATCATGTCATTAAGGTCCGCTATGCCGGTTGTGATTCGGTCTTCATCTGTTGGGATGTAATGCCGGACATCCGCCAGCAGTTTGATATGCGGGTCCGGAGCGGCGATAGCGTTTTCAATACAGGCCCGTATCTGTTCGGGTCCATACTTCCGCAGAATGTCATTAGCGTCCTTGCAGTCCTTATAGTCTTCAGGACGAACGTGTTTAACAGTTCCGTGAAACCGCTTTGACATTTCATCCAGGAGAGTAATCTCTCCATGTTCGTGGTCGCCGAAAATGATAAGCTCCGTGAAGTTCTGCAGCCAGTCCCAACAGAACGGTATCCATGTGAACCCGTTCTTGCCGGTCGGAACCGAAACGGCGTTCTTTATTCCGGCCTCCGTAACGGACAGACTATCAATTTGGCCTTCCGTCATAATCAGAGGCCCGTCTGCCGGATCTGTGTGGTTCATTCCGAACAGGATAGGCATGCAACCGGCCTCGCACCATTCTTTTGCCCCTTTGTCGCCCTTTTTGAATGTCGTATTGCGATATTTGATGAAACGCAGCTCTCCGTCCGCATCCTTGAACGGAAACACAAGCACGTTATCCTGTCCGGTCCTAGCTGTGACTTCATACTGCCTTGTCACCGCTTCCGATATTCCGCGGCCTTTGAGGTATTCAACGGCGGGGTCTTTCACCGGCAGGGCCTGTTTTCCGTCCTTAAACTTCTTAAAGCGGTTCCAACGATAACGGTCGTAATAATCATCCGTATCCCGCCCAAGAGAAAAGCCAAAATCCCTCGACAGAGTAATCATGTTCCCATGCGCCCCGCAGCTTGATCGCTGACAATTGAATGCGCCGGTCTTCAGATTGATCGAAAACGTCAGTTTGTCATGATGCTTTCCGCCGTGACAGTATGGACATTCAACGAACTGCAATTCATCGCCGGAGATCCGGTACCTCGCCCCCTGCTGCCTGGCGAAGTCTTCAGCATCTTCTTTCTTGAACTCGTAATAACTCAATAGTGCCACCCCTCACTTTCAGGGAATTCTTCGTCGATGTCGTTCTCGTTTTCCGGCGGAATATATTCTTGGGGGTTCTTGGGGGTTCTTGGGGGTTCTTGTATGTCGCCCGTGAACCGCCCTTGACCCGCCCTTGACCCGCCCTTCGGACGTTCTTTTACCCGCCCCGAATCTTGGTATTTCCCATAATTTTCAATGGTTATGACCGTGCCGTTGACCCGCCCCATTCTGATGTTTTTGACGGAGATCATTTTGTCATTTTGCAGAAACCTCAAGAACAATCGTACTTTGTGCTCACTCCACCCCCACCGATCAGCAAGCCATTTTTTACTTCTGTAGACATTTCCGCGCTTTCCGTGAATGAGTGTGTTTCCGGCTACGAAGTCCATATCCTTGTGGTTTGCTAGGCCGATCAGGTCTATCCATGCCCTGGCCCTGTCATACGGTTTTTCATCCCACAACCAATGATCAAACAGCTGGCGGTCAATCTTTATGAATGACATCTTATTCGCCTGCTCTCATGTTCCAAAAATATATGACCCTGTTTGCGCCTAAATCTTCGTCCCAGTTGTCATTGTCGCCATATTCACCCTTATAATACTGGGTGGCTGTTTTGCTCTGTGCCTGACATGTGGAACACTGTACGTAGTAGAAATATCCGTATTTCCCATAGCAATGATGGAGAACTGGTTCGCCACCACAGAACGGACATTTTTTCATTGATTTCAACCGAATTCACCCCTCTCTATCCGTTCCTTCAAATTCCTGTAGAGCAATTCTTTGATAAGTCGCCCCGACGTTTCTTCCCGACAGAAAATGACCTGCACGTTGTAGCGTTCCATAAAGGCCGTAATTGATGCCAAGTATGCTTTCGGGGCCATTTTCGAGTGATACCGGCCATTGATAAGGTTTTCCCACGTAGCATTTTCAACGAGTAGAACCACCTTGCACCCGGCTTCTGTTGCTCTGCGGAACTCATTTTCGAAACGTTCACGGCTGCGTGTGAAACACCCTTCTAGCTCGTCCAGGTCCATCTTGCGCTCTACAACTATTCCCGACGGAATTACGGTGCCTTTCGGCTCGTTTATGACGGAACCATCCGGCAGCGTTGCTGTGTACGAATAATCACCGTAGGACAGGGTTATGCGTTTGTACGGAATCTGAAAAGATTTGTAACGAGTCGCCGCCCGTCTCGACGGCTGTTCTCTGGTATCAATCAGAATAGTCATCGAGGCAAGCACGGCCTCTTTTTCAATCGGGCTCATGACAGGAAGGGGATTTCAGAGGCTTCCGTTTCCGGAATCTGCATGAAATCGTCACCGGCAGGGGGCTGTGCGGGATTACTTGCTCCGGCTCTCTCTCCGTCCATGTGGCGGTCTTTCGGGAGCTTGTAGTTTCCTTTGCGGCAGTCTTCCACGCTGCAAAATGAAGCAAGGTTTACGGCAGAATGGATTTTCCCATCGGTCCCCTTGTAGTCGCGCATATTGAACAGACCGCCGACTGTCTTACCAACAAGGGTCTGTTCATCCCAATTCCATGCATAACCCTTATTTGACTCTTCAAAGGCTTCTGTCATGGTCTTGAATGACCGCTTCGTCCATCCGTCCTTTTCGGATCCGTCATCTTTCGGAAGCCATACGCGGCCCCGGCCCCTCCACTTTTTGTCTTCTGAAGTGTTGGCCTCGTAGTCCTTCGCATAGAAGTCCTTGTACTCCCCTTCTGCGATGTCAAACGCAATATCCATTGAATGAGGCTCCGTGGTCGTGTCATCCTTTGCGATCTGCTTGCCGTCGCTGCCGATAAGGCTGACGGCCTTGATGCTGATTACATAGCCACCCTTCGGAAGGCTCTGATAGTTGCCGTATGCCTTCGTCTTCTCAAAATCTGCGAACTTCTTTAACATGTCATCCTCCTTAATATTCCTTCAATACTTCCAACACGGGCACAATGTCGTTCGGGATTTCGTCATCCTCGAATGCACCCAGGGGGGTCTTTGCGGTGCTATTCTTGGCGTGTGTCTCGTAGACATACTCGCCGTCCTTTGCCTTCGCGTACAAAACAACCGGAAACTTACTTTCAAGGACGATCTTGTCGAGCTTCTTTCCGCTGGTCTTGATACGGGTGAACATATAGCCGTTATCGTCGTGATCTGTCTGCGTATGCGCCGTAAAGATGACCGTAACGTCATCTCTCATGGTCAGCGCATAGTCCACGATCTGATAAACGGACTGGGCGAGGTCGGCCCACTTGTCGTAGTTCTTTTCCTTCATCCGGCGCATTTCGTCGGCCACCATGATTCCGTTTAACGTATCAATAACGACGACCTTGATATGCTTCAGGCTGTCCTGAGTATTGATTTTCTGTAACGTGTCTAAAACGACCGACTGAAAGTCCGTTGCGAAGTAATTTTTGTTGGCCTCGTTGTACTGGTCTCTCCATCCCTTCCAGGACAGGCCCTTCTTATCGCAATCGAGATAGAAGGTTGTTTTCGGGTCGAGGTTCCGCATGCCGGTGGTCTTACCGCTGCCGGACTCGCCCATGATGCATATAGCTGGCATATTATTCCGCCTCCTTGAAATTGAATAACGTTAACTGTCTCGGGTCTTCATTTTCGACAATCGGGACGACTTTATCATCTTCTGTCATTTCTCCATAAAGATCGGGGATACGGTCTTCTGTCAATGCCGTATAGCAATTCTGAACGGCCTGCTTGTAATAGGACTGCTTCAACTCTACGCCTAATCCACGGCGACCCATTCTCAGGGCAACATAAGGAGTGCTACCTATACCAGCAAACGGGTCCATAACAATGTCTCCCGGATTGCTCCATAATTCAATGCACCGCTTAATAACATCCAACTGTAACGGGCAAATGTGTCGTTCGTCTTCGTTTTCTCTCGCAGCCTTCCGGTTGAGCGTGTCAGACTGCTTAATATCCATCCAGACGGGGCTGGCATATCTCTGCCATACAGAAACGGGGAATGTCTCGTTAGTATGTGTTACTCGCTCAGGATTATCTCCTGGTTTTCTCATTGTAACGACGTAATCAGGGATACCCTGACGGCTCATGCAAGAGTCTTTTTTCAGCTGCTTATGCAGGAGCCCGAGTGCCTTTGTCCTCTGCATTGCCGTGACTGGATTTTTCCAAATACATACTTCGGAATGATAAATGAAACCGGCATGACAAAATGCTTTAATGAGAATGCCACGAAAATCTTTTATTCCGATAACTCCGTCACGCTGCTTTGAAGTCGGAAGGTTCATACAATGGAAGCTCAGAAGACGTCCGGGCATTATTACCCGGTAAAGTTCATTAACGAGATACTCGAAATGCTCATAAAACTCATCATCTGTCTTGCTGTTTCCCATATCCCGATCACTGTTTGAGTACGTGTAGAGACTTGCGAACGGCGGCGAAAAGATAGAATAGTGGATGCTATCATCTGGTATGCCTTTGAGGACTTCTACGGAGTCGCCGTTATAGAGTGAAAACTTCTCCGTAACCTCCTGATCTAGTACGTTCATGCTGCAAATTCCTCCCATCTAGGCAGTTTCATAGGTACAGTAGGCTCATAAGGTGTTGAAAGTCTTGTCGTCTGCCGCAGTTCCTTTTTTGTAATCTCTTTGGTATACTGCGTCATAGCATCCCGCATTGTCTGAGCATCTTGTTGTTTCCGCTCAATATTGTCTTTTACACATCCTTCTTTTGCGGAAATAATGATATAGACATTGACGGGATGTTCTTGCCCGAAACGATAGCACCGGCGGACGGCCTGGTAATATGCTTCGAATGAGTCTGAAAGACCTACAAATATCATATTGTGGCAAGCCTGCCAGTTCATGCCGAAACCGGCTATTTTTGGCTTCGTAACAAGCACTCTTTCGGACTGATCTGAAAAGTCGAGCATTGATTTTTTCTTATAATCATTATCATCAGATCCCTGAACTTCTACGGAATCCGGTATAGCTGTGTGCAATGCGTGGCTTTCATCGTTCAAATCACACCATAAAAGCCATTGCTCATCTGAGTTATTCACAAGATTTGCAGCCGCTTTTACTCTATTCGGCATGCTTTCCCGTCGAGCATAACGCCGTTCATTAAGTGATAATTCAGTCTTGATAGGAGCCTCGCCGTCAACGACTATTTCGTGAAGTCTTAACTCAGGCAGGTCATATCCCTTTTCGTGGTATCCCAAATCAGCCGGGTTGCTAATGAATACCGCCCACGATGCCATCCACTGCCAAAACACATCCTGAGCGTGCCCTTTCAGTCTCCATTGCGATGTCCGTTTTCCATCGTGCGTAAAGTACATCGCAAGCATCTCAGCTCGTGTCATCACTCCCAAAAACTCAGAATGATTACCTAGCTCCATATGATCATTCGGAGCCGGAGTCGCCGTGCAGCATAATTTGAATGAAGTCTGCTGAAACATATCAATCAATGCAGAACGTGTCTTGCTTGAGAATGATTTCAGAATTGAAGACTCATCCAGAACAACGCCGGAAAACTCACTTGCAACGAATTTATCCAGTTTTTCATAATTCGTTATGTTTACACCTTCTTCGACATCTTCCTGGCTCTCGCACAAAGTAACGTGAATATTAAATTTTTCACCCTCACGGACTGTTTGAGACGCTACTGCCAACGGAGCAAGTATAAGAACCGGCATCTCCGTGTGTTCTGATACTTTCTGGGCCCATTCGAGCTGCATAGGCGTTTTACCAAGGCCACAGTCGGCAAAAATCGCGGACCGGCCTTTCATCAATGAAAAACGCACAATGTCTTTTTGAAAGTCATAGAGCATAGGGTTCAATTCACTCTTATCCACTTCAAAGCCGCAGGATTTTACGAGTAAATCTTTGCTGGATAAGAAATCTTCATAACTTTCCATATTCAATCCTCACTTGATGATGATGCTGTGGCTGTCTTCCAAATGCGCCCCCGGAACCGTCTTCCCGTCTAGTAACGCCTGTTTAATCTCCGTCTTCTTGAACCAGTCTTCACGGGGTTCGTTGAGGTAGATTGGCGGGATCTTGTCTGTATTGTCTAGGACGACCTTGCCATTGGTGACATTGCGGTATGAAATGGTGAACTCTTCCGCCTTGACCTTCTGACCATCCAGGGCCTTGTCGAGATATTCCTTCAGAGAGTTCATCTTGTTTTCGGCGGCGCGCTTGCGTGCGGTGAACGTGGCAGCTTCGTTCTTATAGGCTTCCGCCTCTGCCTTCAGATCTTTTATCCAGCAGGCAATGTTGCGGACCTTCTTGTCCTTTTCCATCTGCAAGCTGTCGAGCTTTTCGGCGTCAATGATCTCGCCGGTCTCTTCGTCCACGCAGGCCATGATTGCCGCGTCGATTTCAAATAGGTTCATGGTTCAACTTCCTTTCTTTTCGTGGTATAATGACCACAGGAAAATACTTGCCATTGTTCTTTCCTTTCAGTCGGCGGGGTCGAAAGACTCTGCCGGCTCTTTTTTGACCTTTTCAAGGTCGTAACCGTTGGCCGTGAGGATGGACTCGTAGCGGTCGATGAGGCCCTTGTAGTATTCGTTCAGGCCCCTTGTCATTTCACATTCACTCCTAGCCATATCCAGCAGCCAATCACGGGTTGCGTCTGTCATATTCTCACCTCACTTTCCGTCAGCTCGTTCAAGTGCTTCAGCGATATCAGCAATATCTTTTGTGTATCCTGAATATCCTGTCCTCCCTTCCCCGTGGTAGTACGACATGATGTCGCCCAGGTCTTCGAAGCCCCATGTATCAATAATTCCTCTGATACAACGACAGGCTGCGTCAATGTTGGCTTCCGGGTTTTGCCAATTGTGCGGGTAATAGTTCACATTCACCTGGCATAGACCTTTGCATGGGCCATTCTGCGCATTCACATTGAACCGGCTTTCCTTAAAGCAGATTGCCATGAGCATATAGGGGGAAATTCCGTATTCCGGTCCTTTTCGAAGGCAAATGTTTCTTATGCTGTCCGGCACCTGCACGCCTTTCTCCGCCAAATATGCCTCCGCCTGCTGCCGGTCGGCCTCTTTCATGTCCGTATAGGCCGTCTCTGCGTATTCATCCCGCTTCTCTTCCATCAGGCCGTCCGGGTTCCAATCACTGGCTCCAGTCTCAATGGTTACGGCTTCCGTCACTTCCGGAGTTGTGCCAGTATTCGCTGAAGGCGTACTTTTTGCCGTCTGCCCGCAGGCTGTCGTATTTATCAAGGTCAGGGACATCGTAGTTATTAACAAGCCTTTCAAGGGTTTCTGTACGAATCTGCAAATCACTTTCTTCTTCCTCCAGCTGATCAATCCTCTTGTTTGCCGCCGCAAGCAGCAGAGCCAAGCCAGCGCAGTACATCCCCAACAGTACGAGCGCGGCAATTGCTATTACCGTCATCATGTGAACCACCCCCGGACGTAAGCAAGCAGTACGAGCCACCCGCCTGTGACCGCCATAATAGGCAGGCTCACATGGAGCGGTATGGCGTCAACGGCAGAAACGACATACATAAGGACCATCGCGTCCGCCGCCGTGACGGCCTTAATTACTTTCCTTCCCATCCAATCACCCCTTTCATCTCATCTTCCGTAAGGTTCAATGCCTGTGACACCCTTTTCAACTCTCGCAAGGTCATGTCCTCCGGTTCGTTCAGTCGCCTGTATAATGTCCGCTTGCTGATACGGGTCATTTTGGCGAGCTGTTCGACGGATACGTCCGCTCGGATCATTGCGATGTGCAAAGCGGCGTTCATACGGCCTCCTGTTCAGTTTTCTTAACATCTTCCGTAAAAAAATAGGCTCCCATGTCTTCGTCAGAGATGTCGAGAAGTTTCTGCCACCGCTTCATTTCAGAGTGGGTAAAATCTGAAGCTCCGTTCAATTTCCTGGAAAGAACTACGTCAGATGTGCCAACGGCATCGGCAAATGCCTTATTCGTTCGGTACATTTCCACGATCCTACCCCTCAACTTATTGTAGTTGAAGCTCATTTTCATCCTCCTTTCCATACAATATATTGTGTTAATGTTTCTTAACACGCTATTTATAATAATCGTTTTGTATAATGCTGTCAACTACTTTTGTTTATTTTTCTTCACTTTTGTGGTAACATCCGTTTTGGAGGTGATTTCAATGGCTGAGTTCAGTGACAGACTTGCGGAAGTAATGAGCATAAGAGAAAAGCGGGCAATAGATGTTGCGAATGCACTGGGCCTCAGTCGGTCCGTTATCAGTCAATACTTATCTGGGAAAATCATACCGAAAAGCAAGCGGACATATGAACTTGCTAAGTATTTGCATTGTGATCCTGCCTGGCTCATGGGGTTAGATGTACCAATGGAAAAGATGGAGATGGAACCGCTCGACCTGTCCGGGATGACTCCAGACCAGGTGCGGAGGGTTATGGCCTACGTGGAATTGGTGCGAAAGGGGGAGTTGTAATGGCAACAGCGAAGAAGCTTCCGTCCGGCTCCTACCGCGTAAGGGCCTACGTTGGGCCAGAATGGGGCGACAAAAAAGGATATAAGAGTTTCACCGCCCCCACGAAGGCGAAGGCCGAAAAAGCGGCTTCTGACTTCCTGTACGCCCATGTGGGCGTTGACGGACTTGTCACTTTTCGGCAGGCCATGGACATCTTCATGCGTTCGAGAGAGAGCACGCTGTCTGTTACCACATACCGCTCCTATGTCGGCATCCAGCACACGCTAGAGGACCGGTTTCCGTACTTCTGCGGACTGGACGTGCATTCGATACGCGCCGACAATATCAACGCCATCATCAATGACCTTGTGGAACGTGGCCGGTCGCCGAAGACCGTTCGGAACTATGTCGGCTATATCGCTGTGGTGATAGGGTCGCAACAGGTGAGGATGCCGAACGGGGTTCACCTTCCGGCGAAGGTCCGCCCGGGTCTGTACATTCCAACAGAGGCAGAGGTTAAAGAAATTCTTCAGCTTTCTAAAGGTTCGGAACTGGAGCTGCCGGTTCGCCTTGCGATTTCCGTACCGGCAAGACGTGGAGAAATCTGCGGCATAACCGCCGACGATTTGAACGGAAATATGCTCCACATTCACAGGTCCGTCGGGAAGGACAAGGACTGCAAGTGGCATGAAAAGGCTCCGAAGACATATTCAAGCGATAGATGGGTATCCATTCCGCCGGATCTGGCGGACGCGATAAGGGAAAAGGGGTGTGCCACCACCCTGACGCCTGACAGCTTGACGGAAAAGTTCATTCGTCTACTGCAGCGGCATAATATGAACCACTTCCGATTTCATGACCTGCGGCACTTCGCCGTGTCGTATCTTCACGCCCAGGGTGTGCCGGACGCATACATTCAGAAACGTGGCGGATGGTCAACGGACAGGGTCATGAAGCAGGTCTATTTGCAGACCCTTCAGGAAGAGGAAAAGCGTTCGGATGAGATTGTAAACGAAGCATTATTGCACTTATTCTAGTACAATTCGTGGCGTATGTCGTGGCGTATATCTATGCCAAACATGGCATTTCGGTGCCAAATTCGCACATTTGTTTGCCAATATTGACACACCGCAAACGCAGTATTGACGCGCCTTTGCAGTATTTTCAGGCGTTTCAGCGAAAATCCAAAAAACCGCCCGTTACGGGTTCGATTCCCGTTATCTCCTTACCGCTAAGCCTTGTGCCTAGCGGTTTTCCATTTTTCCGTGGCGTATTTCGTGGCGTATGCCATGGATTTTACACTTGCTCAAATGGTCGTGCAAGTAGGTGAGCAAGTGTTAGTTAAGCTAAATATATTTGCAAACTAGTTTGCTTATTTTGTTTGCAAAAAAATACCGCCACGGCGGCAACCGTGACGGCTTCGCATGACATATGGTCACGCTTCTCCTGAACAATATTATTATATCAAGATTTCCGCCTGTGGTCTATCAGCGGTTCATTCTTGTCGATGACCCAGTCCCTCCCGATCTTTTTCGCTGTCTGAAAGGCCCCCCGCCCCGCCCTCTGGCGGGCGGTGGCGGGGTCGATGCCGTGGGCGGAAGCCCATTCTTTCAATGAAATATAGTTCATTCTGCAAGTTCCTCCAGATATTCTTCAACGTCTTGAATGGTCCCAACCTCAACGACTGGATTGTTTTTACCATTTTCGCCAAAATAGTACGTTCCATCACAATCAATGTAGAATTCTACATCACTCAGACGATAAGCATCATACGCCTTGTCGCTCAACTCGTTTCTAAACTCCACTCTCTTCAGCTGTGAAATGCTCTTCTTTTTCATGTTTCAATCCTCCTCTTCATCTTCAATCCTTCTTGAGTTGTTGAGTGCAACCATCTTGTTGATCATGTCGTTCACGAGAGCTTTGAATACATCTTCCTTAGCGCTTCCGGCCTTCGCGTATACATATCCGCCCTTGTTCACTGAAAGGAAATTTTCGCCAAATTTAGCAAATTCTCCATACTTCCCGGTAGATGTACCGATTGTCCAGTAATTACCGCAGTTAGCGAGAATGCTGTAATATCCATGTTCGTTTGGCTGAAGAGAAGATTTGGCAAGTTCCTGGGCCTTCTTACCGTATCTATAGACTTCATTTTCGCCTGCGTTGATATATCGGTTATCCTTAAACATTGCCTTGCTCCTTTTCTTGTTTTCTTTTGATGATTGTATAATACTACTCGCAAGTAGTGTTGTCAATAGTATTTTTGGGTTTTTTTCAAAAAAAATAACGCCCTACCACCTAGCCTCTGCTAAGTGATAGAGCGTCATCAGGGGGATTTTCGGTCGGGGGAGGACCGATGGGACCGGCCACCCGTGGAGGCAGGCCCCGCGCCCCGTTAGTTCAAAAGTGCCTTCCAGGTATTGGAGCCTACTACTCCGTCAATAGTGAGGCCATGCGTCTTCTGGAAGTCCAACACACATCTGCCTGTCATGTCGCCCAGCCTGCCGTCAACTGTCTTGATCGTGGACGCATAGCCGAACTTGTACGCAAGCAATGCCTGCAAGGTCTTCACCTGCGCTCCCGTGTCTCCGATTCGTAAAGTACACATGCCTTCATACCCCGCTTTCCCGCTGTATTTGTTTGCAAGTGGCTTTTCGGCCGGTTTTGAGTCGCTTTTCGGCTTTTCGGCAGGCTTCGCGCCGTCGAGGAAGATAGAAGCATCCACCTTGCCCCTGATGCCTGGAACTGTCGCGCGGCTCGTATACTGCCACAAATAGACATCCTTGCCGACAGAAGGACGTTTCCCCTGCTTGCCCGTGTTGAGACCGTATTTGGCTATCCAGAGGGGATATGGAAGGGTTTTGAGATACTTGTTAAACCATGCTTCGCCCGCATAGATACCGACCTTGAAACCCTGCGCTGTGAGCCGGTTGTAGAATATGCTGCAAGCGGTGGCTGCTATGCGCTCCGTGCCGCGCTGTTCGCTGTCAAACCACACATGGCCTTCAATGGTCTTTCCGGACAGCAGGCGGAGTGCGTGGGTCGCTTCAGACCGCGCCGCGTCCGCCGTCTTGGCGTAACTGTAGAGATAGACGCCGATAGGGATGCCGAGCCGCTTGCAGGCGTCATAGTTCCGCTGGAAGGTCTCATCGTCGTTTTTCGGTACGTCTGTCCCGTATCCCATCCGCAGGATGGCCCCGTCAATGTGCGGCTTGACCGTATCCCAGTCAATCACGCCCTGATGCTTCGATACGTCGATTATCATTCAGTATCACCTGCCTTATCGTATTTCGCCTTCAGAACGGCCACAAGCGCGCCGAGGAAGGTATCGACTGCTGCAAGGGTGGCCGTAATCTCTGCCGTATATGGTACATTCCATATCTTGAGTATAGACGACGCAAGCACGGCGACAGGAGCCGCGATCAGGGCGATGGTCTTGATTGTGTCGTAGGTTATGTTGGTCATAATGTGTCACCTCCTATACATCGTGCCGGGCGGAACCGATAGAAAACGGTACCCATGTCCTCGTATTTTGCGCCGTCTGAAAGCGTCAGCTCCAATGTCGGCGTTTCACCTCTAATGAACGTTCCCATATATCACCCCTCCTTCGGCGGTTCTGTCGGCAGCATGAGTATCTTATCCCGCGTCTGGTCAATCACTCCGTCGCCGCCTGCGTTGTGGTAGGACTCAAAGAGCGCATGATAGACTTCCCGTTCATCGAGGGCATAGTAACCTTTCCGCATACAGTCTTTGTAGTTATCTATCAGCATAGCACGAGTGACGGACAGGATCATTTCGTCACGGGCGAACTCGCGTTCTTCTCGTCTTGCGCGGTGGGCTTTTGTTTCGGCGTGGTCCTTTTTGAGTTCGGCAACGTCCTCAACGAGGACGTCAACCTTCTTTTCAAGGCCGTTTTTCCGCGACTGCTTCGCCGTAAGGAATTGCCAGAAACCGGCCCCGCCGAAGATGGTTGCGACTGAAACAATGGCCTGGATAATGACAGGCGTGTAGTCCATATCAGGCCTCCTTTTTCGGTAGTTCGAACTCAAACTTGCCGTTCCAGAATTTGACGTCTTCCTTTTTGACGCCATATTTTGCGGCGATCAGTTCTTTCGCTTCGTTCGTGTTGACGCGAACAAGTGTCACCGTTTCAGCCATTCCAACCCTCTTCTTTCAATGCTTTTTCCACAGCCCCCCGCCAGATTGGATTGATATCTTCCAGTTTTGTGAGTCCGGCCTTAACGCGTCTTACCCAAAAATTGACCATTACTTTGTACCTCCTTCAAGTGCCGCAAGCCTCTTTTCGAGGTCTGCAATGGTTGTTTCGTGATTGCCTACCATATTTGCAAGATCGGCAATAGCGTCTTCGTGGCTTGCTACCATGTCCGCCAGGTCAACGATTGCTCCCTCTGTTGCATTGATGGAATCAGATTTGTCGATGTGGCGGTTGTGATCAGAGATAGTGTAGAAGTCGTAGCAGTTTCCCTCTACATCCTCTGCACTGTCGTAGTGGTCAACGATTTTGCACAAATCGACAATCTTTCCGTCGTCATACTCTCTTACGCTGGTGAGAAAGCCGGAATAATCAGTGTGCTGTTTTCCGACTGTTTTGAGGATTTCGGAATCCCCGTTTGTTCCGTAGATGTAGTCCATTTTTTGCGCTCCTTTGCAAAATATTCACGCACAACGTCTTTCAAAATCCTCTGCGTACCGACTCCGACATATCGTTGGTAGAGGTTCTTTGAATTGCAATGCTTCAGTTGGCCTATCCGTGACAGAAGGCCGAATGCCATTGAATACGGAATTTTCTTATTCCGCTGGCGTTTCCGTCGAAACGAATTCATTTGCCGTTTGATACGAAATAAGTTCCGTTTCCGCAATATCACATAACCGTGGCCGTAGCGATACCCTAGTGCGGTAGGCATTCGCGCACTCGTTGGAAAAATCTGCCAGTTGCTTTTCAGCTCCATGCCATGACCATTGAGCCAGGTCTCAACGTTGTCTTTCAGCCGTCTCAATTCCTTTTTGTTCGGTCCGAATATGGTGAAGTTATCCATGTATCGGATATAGTGGCTCACACGGTAGTTGCCTGAAAGAATAAGCGCATCAAGCGGCTGCAATGTCGTGTTGGCTATCCATTGAGAAGTGAATGCTCCAATGGTTACTCCGTCTTTGATAATCCGCCAGATGAGATCTAACACCCGTGCGTCCTTGATGAGACAACGAAACCGCTTCATGACCATTTCAGGCGGTAATGTGTCGTAGAAGTGGCGAATGTCAAGCTCCATGCAGTATTTTGTGCCCTTCAGGTCTTCTTTCATCCACTTCCGGATTTTTCGTACTCCGTAATGGATACCCCGTCCGCGAATTGATCCGCAAATGTTCTTTGCCATTCCACGCATCATGACCGGCTGCAGGGTCTGGACTAGGATGTGGTGGATGTACTGGTCGGGATAAAGGCGGGGTTCGTAGATGGTTCTGTACTTGCCTGCCGATTTATCCCACCTCTGCTTGACGGCCATTGGTGACGGCTCAAATCCGTCTTCAATGATTTTCCGTAGTTCCTTGATACGCTCCGTCTCAGTCGCTTCTACCCAGGCAACGGTCTTGTTAGGCTTATGGCGCGGGTTCCAACGGTGCGTTCTGTTTACTTCCTCGATAGCTGACTTAATATTTTCGTCGGATATGAGTTTCTCATATAGATGATTGACTCGTTTCAAAAGGGTAATTCTCCATTTTTGCCTCATGAACGTTCCAACGTTCCGTAAAGGAATGTACTAGCCCATGCCCTTGTCAGCATATCTTGACCAAGCGGTCTGCGACCACAACACCCGAGAGGACTACATGACCTCAGGTATAATGGATTGCTAGACCAATAGTTTTATCAATCGCAAAAATGTAGGCGACAGCCGATGTTGCTGTTCGAGTTCGAGGCGGCGTTGTTACCGTTCAGATAGAACAAACCGTGGTTCTGGTTCTGACCGTAGTTGCCGCCGACGTGCAAGACAACACCAGAGGAGTTGTAGTTGCAATAGTCGCTGAGAACCGAAGACACCGGACTACTGGTGTTGTGGCCCCATAAAATCAAGCCAGCTACAGGGGATCAGTAAACATCAAAATATAGAAAAGGGTAGGCTGGGGGCTTCCGCCCCCAGACCCCCATCAGGGTAAAACCTGGAGGCGACAGCCGATGCTGCTGCCCGAGCCCGAGGCGGCGTAGCTACCGTTCAGACAGAACAAACCGTAGTCCTGGTCCTGACCGCAGTCGCCGCCGACGCGCAAGACAACACCAGAGGAGCTGTAGTAGCAATAGTCGCATATATAGGTGCTATCGGAGCCGCCGCTGCTATTAGACGGATATATGAACCAATCGTAGCCGCTGACGGTAGACTGCTTCCAGCTCGTTATCCATGAGCCGCTAGTAGGTCTAGTGCCTACGTTCGTACCGTTCGAGGTATCGCTGAAATTCGCCGGGTTGTTTACAATGTAGCAATTGGCACTACTGAAGTAGATACCGTCGCACCAGTCGAATACATTGCCCCAAAGGTCTTCAATGTAACGGTATTGTACACCGCTTGCATAGTCCGTCCGTGAAGTCGATGTTGTGCCGGTATGGTACGGCATGCTGTCCGTTGCTCCACAGTTGTATACTGCCGAGCTTGCCGAACATCCATATCCAATCGCGGCCTGTGAGTTCCAATTTGCAAATTCCACAAGGTAAAGCATCCAAATAGTCACGTGCATAGCATAGTCGTACTGCCATACTGTAGAGCCAAGGGAATGGATACTTGTACGTGCCGTAGCACGGGTGATTGACGCTTTCGGTGCCTGCCCGGATGCCGACTTGTAATTGCTAGACCCGCAATGGTACCGGCCTACATAGACCACATCCCGTTCGCCGGTTCCGTCGCCCCTATCCATGAACGCAGGCGCAACGCTATACCCGTCTGTCTTCTTATCCGCAATCTGCAACTTGAACGTTCCGCCACTCGTAACGGACATCTTGTACCAGAATTTTGGAATGGAAACGACAGTTCCGGCACTCGAATTCGATACCTTCTTCATTCCGCTCCACGGCGCACAGTTATCAAACGGGGAACTATAAGAAGTCGCCCCGCTGACATACGGAACCGGGTCAACGAAACTTGCCGCCGCATCTGTCCTGGTCATCTTCGTGGAAGACGTTCCGTCCCATGTGACCCCGTAAATCTTCCTGAAAGCTGCCTCAATAGTTACACTTGCACCGCTCGTAGAAACGGCCTTGTTCTCGCTTGTGGAAGTCTCGCCGTTCAACGTCGCTACAGCATGATATGTACCAGCCGACTTGACCGTAAACACGGCTTTATTGCTTGCGGCAGTCTTCGTTTCAACTTTCGTTGTGCCGTTATAAAGAACTACCGACGCACCCGTTTCCGTGCTGACTGTGATTGTTGCCCGGAAAAAGTTCACGGTAACAGATTTCTTATCGCCAGATGCGCTGATCGTGGTAGTGGCGGATACATCCGTCTCGCCTTCTGCCGACGCCGTAACTGTGTAATCGCCTGCTTTATGAACGATTACATCAACCGTTCCCGCAGCCGTCGCTTCAGCCGTATATGTTGTAGTTCCCGTCTTCGCCGTAACTGTACAAGCAGCATTGACCGTTGCAGTAATCGTTGCGGAGAAGTACGCAAGCGTCACAGCATAGGTATTCTTCAGCGTGTCAATATTGACCGTCTCAACGTTACTTGTCTGGTCGCCGTCGGACATTGAAACTGTCCATGTTCCGTAGCCTAGTTTGAACGTAACCGCCTGCCCGGAAGTAGCCACATCAACTGTATTCGTTGTAGTCCCGTCCGTGACCGTAATAGTGCTTGTACCGCTTCCGCCAGACGTGTTCGGGGTGACGGTGAGAATAGCCGACCCGCTCGCCTGTGCAATGGACTTTTTTACGGCTTCAATTTCCGTATACAGCCCGCCGGACTCAACAGCGTTCGTGCTGTCCTTTGTGGGGGCCTTGTCGAAAGTGACTTCCTGTCCGTGGATAGTTCCGTCACCATCAACCGTAATCGTATCTCCGTCTGGCTTCACAATGCCGGCATCTTTTGTTGTCGCAACGTCTACCTTCTTATTGTCGATAGCGTCCGCGTTCTTTTTAAGCTGTGCATCTATCTTGTCAGCATTGTCATTGAACACGCCGACATCATAGAAGTCATCCCCCTCTGGCTTCGTCAAGCCGTAATTCGTGGTTGTCGTTGCCATATCAGCTGAAAACCTCCTCTCTCAACTGCTTCTGTGTATATCCATGCAGCTGGGTGTGAGTGAACCGACCCAGCGTATTATGGCTATTGAAAATGACAGATACCGAAATGACCATGTCAAGCGGTATAACCCTGTCGAGATATTCGTAAACAATCTCCTGCTGCTTCCTTGCCTTCAGGGATAATTTCACCTCTACAGAGCTTCTATCCTCTGCAAGCACCATTGCAACACCTTCAGGAGCAATTGCCTGTAGTTTCTGCAATATGACCCTATAAGAATATGGAAGCCGTTCCATGACCTTCAGTTGGACTGCAAGTCTCCGGTCTTCTAGTGTGCTATCGTTATCTACATCAATGTCTAATATCTTTTCCCACCGAACACATGTGTCTTCGTCCATGGTGGAAACGAACATGTCCTTATCAAGACCCTCGACAGCATTGTCTAAAACGGCCCCCTGCTTCTCGTTGATGTCGTAAATCAGTTTTATGTCCGGAATGTCCGTAATGACTTCAGGCGCATTAAACATTGAGAGTTACCTCCCCGATGACCGGAACCTGCGTATAAGGCAAAATGATGTTTTCGGCGGAACCATTCAGCGTCGTATCTTGCACGTCCAACACGCCGTCAACTGAAAGGATTGCCTCATCCACTCTTGCTATACGTACAACGGAGTCGTTCGTTGAATTTTCTTCCCAGGCCTTACGAATCGTGAGAAAATAGTTTGAAATAGCGTCCGCAATGCTTTCCTTGCTGGTATCGTTTGAAAAGCCAGTATCATAGGTGACTGTAGCCGTTACGGCGATACTCGTCCCCGTCACTCCCGATACCTTTACAATATGGTCGATAGGTGCAAGGCCGTCTCCCTCGCCTGCGTTTACAGTCGGATCTATTTCGGTCTGTACGTCGTTCACAAGAGGAGCGGACGGCGCGTCATAGTTCGAGTCGATGATGTAAACGTCGATGTCTTTTCTGCCCTTATCCCGTCTTTTTGGAACGCACCCACCGACACCCGGAAGCTTGTCCGTGAATTCGATATAAGCAGCTTTGTTTCCAGCAAATGCGATAGATGAAAATGACGCTTTAATCCGCTTGCGGTATATTTCCGCGTCTTCATCGTCTTCTCCGGGGGTGAGAATTGCAGAAATAACGCCGCCTTTGTAGTCCGCTACATAGTCAACGGCTATGAGGTCGCCAAGCGTGGTGTTGGCTACGGTGCCTGCGGTCTCGCACGTCATTTTGTAGGAATAGGTTGTGTCGGGAATGAGAGATGTTACGGAATAGATGTAATTTCCACACGAAAAGCGTGTTCCTGTAGGGATTTCCTGTGAAAAATCGCCTTGGACGACTGTGGCCGTGGCGTATGAATAAGCGATACCTCTTTCGGATCCGTAACTGATAAGATGGTCAAGGTCCATTGTATCGAATACGAGGTTGTCAGCGATGATAGCCAGGTCGGAATATGCTTCAGCAATCTTCTGTGAGTTCTTTGCACATGCGTTATAGATGAGCGATCCTTCATCTGTCCTAACCAGAAGGTCGGAGTTTTTTATCGCCGTCATGGTTTCGGCCATGATATTCTCAAAAGTCCTATCTTCAAACATATACTTCAGCCTCCCCGTATATCGTCCTCATAATGCATGAAACATGAACGCCCGTGTCCGAATTATCCACCTGGACATTTTCGACGCTGGTTATGTCCGGATTGACGGTCAATGCTTCCGTAATCATCCGCTTTGACTCTGTCTGCACGTAATCCGGCTCATAGTGCCGCCCGATCAGGTCTTCGATTTCGCATCCATAGTTCCATGTATGCTGTGTGTAACGGTATCTCTGTGTGAGAATAGCCAAATGCGCCCATTGAATGAGCGCAGGCTTTCCGCTGATAATCCGCCCAGTTAAACGGTTGTTGTCAAAATCTATTTCATAATCCGTGTATTCGGACTCGTCTTCAATTGGTTCTGTGGCTTCCAGGTCTTCGTCGTCAAGATCGAACGGGAACATATCACACCACCTTCCCTAATATCAGGTATTTATCATCCGACCAGCGGACTAAATACACTTTGTCACCCGCCTTCAAGGCATTGTGAACAATGATTTTCTTCTTGCCTTTGATGTCGTGGCCGTGCGTGGCGAATTCTGCGTATCCGCTTCCGCCGGAAGTGTCTTCCGTATCCCAATCAACGGTTATTTCCGTCTCGTAATCCGTCAGGTGTTCCGGGATGAGCAAGTCATCCTTGTCTAGTTCAATAGTCCCGTACTTGCATGAATTAGCCGATGTCATTACGCCGATACGACCGTCGTACAATTTCGGGGCCTTATTTGACTCTGTCCGCATGACACTAACCATTTTCTCGTAAGGGTTCATTTCGATGCCTCCATAACATTCTCCCATGAGAGTTTAAGCTGCATCATGTGTGTATTATTCTCAAATGTGTGCGTATCTTCGAGAATCCAAAAATGCCCGTAGAGGTTCGTACCCCTGTCCTGAAGCACTATCTCTTTCCCGGCAGTAGCACGCACGTCTCCGAATGCAGAAACACTTGCTTCTTTTGATATTCCCTCCAGTAATGCCGTTGCCGCCGATGTCGGGTTTACCTTGTCTTCTTTCTTGTAAGAACTGAGATACACGCCGTATTTTTTTTGATAATCTGCGTTATTGACCTGACCCAGAACGTTCCCGTTGTCGTCATAGATCCGCACGGCATTGACCATGCTGTCCGTATTGTCGGAATAATCCGCAGCAGTTACGTTTTCACCATTCAAAAGGATTACGCCAGACCAGTTACCACGCAGAATTACAGAGAATTTGCTATTGGTCATTACAGGCAGATAGTTATGCTTCGTGTACGTCCGTGCAATGTTGTACGCCTTAATGATGATGTCGTAGAGCGACATATCTTCACATATCAGTTTCGGAATGTTCACGCCGGTCGTGGCGATTGACTCCTTTTTCATTCCGACCTGTGCAATGCAATACGCGGCAATGTCTTCCGGTTTCATGTTCGTGAACTTGTGCGTAATGGTGGAACGCAGAAGATAATGCATGAAGTCCTTTGAGTCATATGTCACGCCGCCTGCTGCATTCTGCCTCTTTCTGCCTGTGATAACGCCCGTGTAGTAGCAGACTTTTCCAACATACAACGTAATGATGTCGCCTAATTCAAGGCTTGTGCCCCATTCTTCCCGTTTGTGTGGATTGGCCGGGATAGAAAAGCTAAGAGACCGTGACGCCTGGTCAGCAGATCCGGACCATGTAGCGGATATGAAAGGCAACGATGTTTTGTTGTGGAAAATCTTGATGGTATTCATCTCTGTCTGATCTCCACGGTTACGCCTACCAGAGCCTTTACTTCAATCGCGCGTGTATTTCCATGCTTGCGCCGATATTTCAAGATTGCCTGATTGATAGTGTACTTGTTGTACTTCCGAACGGCTTGCCACCCAGTCGAACTACCAGTCACCTGTTTAACGACTGTCGGCCACCTGTCGCCAGCCTTCCACAAGTGCTGCCTGTTGATCTGGTCGCTCGTAGTACGCATCATTTTGAGCGATGCTTCGTCAAATCCGCGGTATTCCTTGAAGTCTATCTTGTAATAAACGTCGCCGGTGCCGTCCTTCTCGCCGTGTTCGTAGCTTTCCACCGTACACCACAGAGCAACGTCAGAGCCGGTGATTACCAGCTTCACCAGTTTGTTATTCTCATGGATGTCCTTGATAGACGAATTGAAGTAATCGTATGGATCCTGAAAAGAGCCATGAATGAAACCGTAATCATTCGCCGGGAAAAACGATGAAACGGAAACGGACTTCAAGGCCCTGTCTCCCCGAAGGTTGACCTCCCCGAACCCGCTAACGTTCAGCGTCGTATTCTGTTGGCTGGACGAAATAGTCCACTCAGAAGGCAAGACGGGAAGCTGCAACTCCCCGCCGTACCACTTGATATACATGTTGCTCATGTCATGCACCCGCCATATTCATGCTTACGCCTTCGAGCTTTTCCGCAATTGCTTCGGCAATCAGGTCGATGTCGGTATCCGACCGGACATTGAAGCCGGACATGTTGATGGTAATATTCGCGCCCCTGTTGAGTGCGCGGCTCGTTTCGTTGTGATTGATGACCTGAGATCCGCGGGGAAGATTGACAAGCTCCGGTCCATTCTCTCCGACCAATGCCGTATTACCTGCGGAAGACCCCGTGAAGTACGAGGTACCTTTTGCAAGCTTCGGGATTTTTGGAATGTTGAAACCAACTTTCCCGCCCCCAGGCAGATTGATGTGGAGCTTGTTTAATCCACCAATCATCTTGTTGAGTACGCCGATAACGGCATTAATAACGGACTTGATTGCCCCGATAATGCCGTTGAATATGCCTTTAACGAAATTCCCTATTCCCGAGAATACGGACTTCACTATGCCGGCGACTCTAGTGAATGCTCCGATGATGAACGTTATTGTTGTGGAAACGACCGTCTTAATGGTATTGAACAGGCTAATCCAGAAGTTGCGGAAACCTTCGCATTTATTCCACAGGATTACGAACGCCGCAACCAACCCGGCAATAACGGCGATGACAATCGTAATCGGGTTGAGACTCATGACCATGAAAAGCACTTTCATAGTAAGTGCAGCTCCTTGAATGACCCCCTTCAGAATGCCGAAAATGTTGATTATCCCGGTGATAAGCGGCCCGATTTTCGCAATAGCACCTATGATTGACGAAATACCGCCGATGAACTTTTCGATTCCAACAACGAGCGGCCCGATAGCAGCGGCAAGCAATGCCACCTTGACTATCATATCTTGCTGTGCAGGCGACAGGCTTTCCCACTTCTCCTGCAGCTGCTTGACGATTTCAGCGACCTTTTCAAGTGCAGGCCCGAGGATTTCGCCTAGCGTGTTGCCAATATCCGCGCCAACAAGTTTCAACTGATTAAGTGTTGTCGTCCACTTATCAATCGGGTCTAGTGTCTCGTTGAACGTACTTGAAACGGATCCGCTGAAATCTCCAAGAGTGGAAGACAGGTCGTCGAGGTTCAACTTCCCTGTGCTTGCGGCGTTGTAAAATGCGGTTCCGGCCTTGCTTCCGAAAAGGTCATAGGCGGCTTGCAGCTTATCAGCTTCCGACTTATTCGACTTCATCGTATCGGAAAAACTTTGTAATCCCTGCTGAAGCGTCTGTCCGTCCTTTGCCGTGTTCACCATAGCCTTATTCAGACCCGTCATAGCCTTTGATGAATCCATACCAGCCATAGATACGGCACCCATAAAACCGGCCGCTTCTTCCGCAGTGAGACCCATTTGTCTGAACTGGCCTGCGTTCCTTGACAGTTCATCCGCAAGCTGCGACATATCAACGCCGGTTGCCTGCCCGGTCTGGTTCAATGCGTCGAGCAAGTTACCTGCGTCGTCTGCGTTCTGCCCGAATGCTGCAAGGACTGACGATACCTGGTCAACTGAAGTGGAAACATCAGTTCCGTTCAGCTTTGCAAATTCTGCAAACTGCGTGGATACTGTATTCAGCGTATCGCCGGTCAACCCGAAACGTGTATTGACCTCTCCGACGGCATCCGCCGCCTCTTGAAAGCTGACGGGGATAGTCGTAGCAATGGACTTCGCTACATCCTGCATGCCAGCCAGCGCGTCGCCTGTGGCCCCTGTCTTCTGCACGATAGTGTCCATCGCTTCATCGACTTCAGACCATGCAGCCATAGAAGCGGTCGCGGCGGCAGTGACAGGAACGGTAATAGACTTTGTAAGATCTTCACCGACCTTGCCGATACTCTTGCCAACCTTCCCGATCTTCTTACTCAGGCCTTCTATCTCGCGCTGCTGGGCCTTCATCTTCTTCGTGGCCTCACTCATAGGCCCCGTGAACTTATCTTTGAACCGGAGCGTCGCTTCGATGAATTTACTTCCCATGTTTTAACGCTCCTTTTTCATTGCGTGGTTGATGTCTTCTATGTACTGTCTCATGAATACGCGGGTTATCATTCGTTCGCCCGGTCCCATTTCGTAGTAATCAGACGGCTTCCAATGCAGCATAGTGACGGTGTTGTACATCGCACTCACATCGGCATCCGTCCGAATCAGTTTTTTATTGTTTCTTCATCCTCTGCTGTCTTTTTTTTCGTCTGCTTGCTGTCATACCCGGACAGTTCAAGGATTTCTCCGGATATATCTGCAATTTCACCCTTGAAAATCTCATAGCAGAGGTCATCAGGCGTTGCGGCACCGAAATGCTCTTTCAAGTTCTGGTCGCGGAAGTCAATGTTCGTGATACCGGCCACGCAGATTTTCTTCTGTGCTTTCGGCATTGCGGAATAATTCACGCTGCCGTCGCTGTTATAGCATGGTGCCATAATCCGCATCAGATACTCATAGTCGATAGACTTGATCTCAACGGGGTCCTTCACCCCAAGCGCACTTTCAAGCCGCTTGGAGTGGTATTTCCCCGTATTTACTTCATTCATTTTGGCCCGGTCCGCAGTCAAAAGTTTATCCGTCAAATTCATAGCCGATTACCCCCGTTGAAAATCAAACCCTGTTGATTGCAGATGTCGCCTTCGCAGACTTGAAACTGAAAGGAAATTCAGACGTTCCAAGAGAGCCGACTTCTGCATTGACGATTCCGACAGACGTGAAAATCACACCGGAAAGCGTGTAACTCTCCACCTGACCGTTAGGCGAATCAGGATCTGCGTTCTGTACGGTCATGGTATGCTCTGAAAATCTTCCACTATTCAGGTCTGAAAGGATCTGATTTTTCAGGTCGCTGTATACGTGGTTGAGCGTAAGGGTTCCGGTTCCGTTCATGCCGGTAACCTTGTGGCCCTTTTCAAGCGTTCCAGACTGTGCAACGTCTTCAACGTCTGCTTCAAGCGTTGCCTCAATGGAGGCAATTTCGGGGAAATCCTGGTCATCAAGCCATACGGAAGTGAATGTTCCGTTGATGACCTGGCTAGCGTTATATGCCATTTCGCACCTCCTTAAACGGTGAATTCAACGTGTACCTGTTCCATCGCGTCAATGATGTCCATTGAACCCTTCAGGAACACTTCGTCGCCCGTGTTTGCTTGTTCGATCTCGGAATCGGACATCTTCGTGACATCCTGTCCGTTTGCCACAAGCCATGCCTTCTGGCCGAGAATGTCGATCTTGATGTCGGGATTGCTGATAGCGTCGGCCTGCTCCATCTGATCAAGGTAGCTCTGGCACTGAGATACAAGGACGAGCTTGTTCGGATAGGTGTTTGCCTTCCGGCCGATATAGTTATCCTCGATCATCTTGTGAAGATCGGAAGTAATCAGGTCTACGATACGAACGACCCTGATCTTCTGGAACTGTTCGCCGTACTGAGGCGTTGTTGTAAGGAAAGAATTGACACCAGTGCCAAGCTTGACCTTTTCGCCGTCCCAGAAGGCGATCATCTTACCGGCTGCAACGGCGGCATCCTTGTCGAGCTTTGAAAGCATCGTGCATCCTGTCGCTTCGGAGCCGAGAGAGATGTATGTGGCGGACTCTGTAAGAGGCACCGTTGCAAGAATACCGGCGATTCTAGCCGTCATCTGTTCTGCTGTCTTGTGTGTAACATTTCCGTCAGCGTCTGTGATTTCAATATCCTTTGTGCCGAAGCAAACCGCGCCCTGGGAGTCAAGGGTGTTTTCCTTCGTTACGTCATCGCCCGTGTCAGGCAGTACGGCAACAGTGATCAGGCCGTTTGCTCTCATGACAGTGACGTTTTCGAGAACGTCAGAAACCTTGTTGTCCGTCGCAACGGTAGGAACTGCAAGATAATCGACTTCGTTGTTGTTGAAATAATCGTATGCAGGCTTGTACTCGACGGAATCTCCTGCCGCCACAACGAATGCAACTACCTTCGTAGGCGACTGGTTGTAACCCTTCAGCGCATCCTTGATAAAGCCCTTGTTTGCGTCAGATATACCCTCTGCAGGAATTTCAGAAGCATCCGTTACGATAACGGGGTTCTTAGTCGGAAGTGTGTCTTCCTTCAGGATAAGGCCAACGCAGCCGAGTGCGGACCGGCCCTGAAAAGAAGATGTCCCCTCCTTGAAGGTGATAGTGACCTTCGGCATTGTCTGATTAGACGCCATTTTCGGCCTCCTTTTCATAGCTAACATCTGTATAAACGTGTTCCATCAAAACTGTGTCATCTTCATATTCAAGGTCATCCTTGAAAGAAAGTGAAAATGTGGCAATCATTTCCGTGTAATCACCGCCAGACAGGGTGAAGCTGAGGTTTTTCACCTCAACGTACCTATCCGCCACATGAAGCACGAACGCGCCGTATCTGTTGTGTGTGTCTTGTTCTGAAAAAGCCTTCTTTATCAGTTCTGAAACTGTATAAAGTTCTTCTTCTTTTGGATCCTTAATCAAGTACGTGATCTGCCAGTCCATGTCTCGCTGCAAAGTACCCTTTGCATTGATAGCAGCGTTGCCGATCATGTCCTTTGTCAGACCAACAAAAAAGCAAGGGACTCTGTAGCCCTTGCTGATCTCTGGGAATCCATACACGGGAATGTCCGGGAATTTATCTTTTAATACTTCCGTAATTCGCTTACGGAAAGTGGATGATAATATCATGTCAGACCTTCTTTAAAATGTCGTCTAGAGTCTTGTTGAATTGCTTATCAGCATACTGATTAAACTTGCTAGACTCGTCGTCTACTTCCGCTCCTACAAGGTCGTGGCCCTTCGTCGGGTTGATAAGAACTTTCGCCGGTTTCCCGCCGTTCTTGTTCTTTATCTTCCGTTTCACACTCCAGTATGTGGGAATGATCTGCATGTGGCCGAATTCCTGCAGGTGCCATGCATGGCCGGACTTGCCGACAGCCTCAGGCTGAAAGTCTGCATAGAGCTTGTCCTGTTTGACATTTACCTTTGAAACGTAAAAGCCGGACGTAATATGCTGTGTGGTCTTGTAGGTGCGCTTCGCGTCCTGTTTCAAGACCGTCTTCAGCTTCGTGCCTATCTTGTTCAGGCCTTTAGCCATTTCCTTAGGCGCAATCTGAGCGGCGGCGTTAATGTCCGTCTGAAGCTTGTCCAGGCCTTTCATTTCAAGTTGAATTGCGCTACTCATACGTCCACCTCTATCGCCTGAATGACATACCAGGCGCCCTCTTCATCGGCATTATTCACGTCAATGATCTTGAGCTGCTTATCGCGCCACGGGAAATAGACGAAATCGTCTTCAATGATGCCAGGAAAATATCGGCAGATAATCTTGAAAGTCTTTTCAGTACGGATTTTCTGTGCTTCATAGAACTCGCGTCCATGAAGTTCGGAGACAGACGCCCATACTGTGCGGATATCCTCCACGTCCTGATGAGTGCCGAAATCATCCGTGACTTCTGTAATCCGTCTGAATGTGACCTTGTGATTAAACTTTCCGACGTTTTGCGATTTCATTGGTCTTCCTCGCTGGCTTCTTTTTGGCAACCGGCTGCGGTGTGGCGGCCGGCTGCGGGACATCTACCGGCTTGATATATCCATGAGCGAGCAAAATGCGGATGCTCTGGGTATCAGAAACCTCCCGCACCTCGCCTTTTCTCATAGCGTCCTGCCCGGTGAATGTCGTCATTGCCTTAACTCTCATATACGACCTCAAAAGTCTTCCATCATCTCATCAATGTGGAGCTGTGCAAGAATGCTATCAATGACCGGGCTCCTTCCCGCGTTGTTAGAAAGCAGTTCCCTGTCGTCGTAGAATTTCTGCATGATAGCCGCAAGCGCAAGTGTGACGGTCGAATCATCTTCCTTCACATTGCCAACGGCCTTTTTCAGATAATCATAGGCGGCCTTAAAGCAGGTCAGCACCAACGCGTCATCGTCGCCCGGCGTTATTCTGAGATAGTCACAGAGTAACGTGAAATTGTCGTCCGAAGCCGCATCCGTGGTTGCTGCCTCTCTAAGTTCAGCCCATGTCATCTTTTATTACTCCTTAGTTGCTCTAGGCTTCCGAACCGGCTTCTTTTCCGAATCTGCCTTCACGATTTCAACGCACCCAGCCGCCACAAGTTTCTGCAAAGTAGGGGAGTCCGGGAAATCCCGAACATCCCCGATTGCCATCCTGTACTGGCCAAGCACGTCCATCTTGGCTTTTACCTTCATGCGCTCACCTCATTACATCGTAAGAGTGAGATGTACGAAAGCGTCGCCGTCGATCTGCTTGAAGTCGTTCCGCTCTGTAACCTTGTAGTAAACAAGGTCATTCTCAAATGCGGAGATACCATTGGCCGTAGCAACGTCGCTGGACTTGATGGTATATCCCTGGCGATTGAACTTCCGAACGGCTTCCTTGAAGTCGCCGACGTAGATTGTTGTTGTGGTACCGCCCTCAGGGTTAGGAAGCTGTGCATCAGGTACTACGAAGATAGGCAGGCTGATTGCACCAGCGGACAGACGCAGGGAGCCGGGGTTGCTGATGTCGGGCGTCAGCAGGTAACGGCCGTTCTTATCCTTCAGGGTGTCAAGGTAATTGAGGCCTGTATCATTGACAATGACAGTAGCATTCTGCTTGTAGGTCTGGCCCAGCTTTACATTAATAGCTTCCTTGAGGCCGTCAAGGTTTGTTACTGCTGTAGCAGCCTTTGCAGCAAGGATAGCAAGGACCTTCTCGTTCGTGGTGACAACGTCACCCTTGGCGATCCACTGTGCCAGCAGGCCTACGATATCAGCATCGGAATCAGCAAGCAGTTCTTCCGTAATGCCCCAGTAAGCAGCGCGCTTCTCAACGGCATATTCGATCCGCTCAAATTCCATGTCATCGCCTTCGCCGATTGCTGCCTTTTCAGCAACAGTCTTGAATGCGGTAGGGAGACCCTTCTTCTGGAATGTCCGTGCGCCGGACTCTGTAGCGACATTCTCAACAGAGATCAGAGGCTCCAGGGAAACAAGCGTCTGCTTGTACTGGTTGACCTGAGTCTGAACGTCAACGGGAACGGTATAGCCGCCGTCTGTAGTGGTCGTCTCATTGGCTACGTTCCTGAAACGTGTACGAATATCGTTTGCGAATGCCTTCAGCGCATCGACCTTTTCGGGTGCGGGTGCGATCTCCGGAACGGCGTTTGTTACGCTATTCATCTTTTCTTCCTCCTCATTGTCTACAACGTCCTTCAGGACATCAAACTTTGCCTGGAGAGCCTTCAGCTCTTCCTTTGCCGCTGTAGCCTCATCGACCTTGTCGGCAGTTGCGAGGTTTTCAACCTCTGTCTTCTTTTCGTTGATCTGATCAAGCAGCTCACGAAGTTTTCTGTTCATCTGTGGCCTCCTTAAATTCCGTACTTCCACAAATCACTAACAAGTGCTTCCTTTTCGGCCTTCCGCCTTTTGGCTTCGGCCATATCTTTTCTCGCCTGCTCGATCATCTTGTCGGTAAGCGGTAAAGACCCGATTGCTGCGGCCATGTCGATATTGACCTCTGCGGGGTCCATGATAGAATCCGCGAAATTCAACTCGACGGCCTTTTCTGCTGAAAGCCATGTTTCTCTATCCATCAGAGCAAGAGCCTTATCTTTGCTCATTCCGGTACGTCTTGAATAGGCTTCAGCGATTGCCTCATTGGCTGACTTCAGGTCTCTTGCGAGCCGGTCAGCGTCATGCCAGTCGCCGTCAATGGACGTTTCGACCTGCACGTTGTGGATCATCAGCTGTGCCGCCGGACTCATGATGATGACCGTGCCGCCCATCGCAATGAGCGATGCCGCGGATGCCGCGATAGAATTGACATAGACGGTAACGTTCGGCTGATTTAACAGCATCGTGTACATTTCCTGTCCGGCCGTAAGATAACCGCCGCCTGAATTGATCGTGACGTTCAAATCCTCGCCTTCATCCAGCGAATCAATGACCGACTTCAGGTCGTTCGGAGCGGTGGACTCAATTCCGTAAAAGTCCGCAACGTCCTTTAACTCATTCGTGATAATGTATCCACGAATATCTACTGTTTTCACTTGCTCTCACCTCCTTTTTCTTTTTCCTTAACCATTGTGATAGGGATATAGTTGCCGTTAACCATCAGAATATCGCCGCCCTCCTTGGCCGGTAACATTAACAGCTCCCTGGCCTCGTTCGCGGTATAAATTCCGTTGTTCACAGCTCCTTTGATTACTTCCATCTGCGTCTTCTGGTCCGTCCTCAATAGGGATTTCTCGTTGAACCGGAAGAAGTAACCTTCCTCGATCTGCCCGTCAGACAGGCACTTGTAATTGATCTCTTCCTCGTATCCCTTGATACGGTAGGACATTGTATCAACCAAAAAAGCAAGCTGCTGTGCATCGCTGCTAGCGAAACTTGCTTTATCGAGGTCATTTAACTGCTGCGGCTTAATTCCGAATGCCGCCGCGATCTGCAATGCTGAATACTTCCGCAATTCATAGAACTGGGATTCTGACAGGCTCATCTTTAACGGTGAGAGCTTCAAGCCCAACGGAACAGGGATGATCTGACCTGACTGTCGTGCGCCAGTGAGATATTCCTGATAGCGTTCTGTCAGTTTGTTTACGCGCTGTTGGTCCAGGTCAGACGTGTACTCCAATGCCATAGGCCCCGTAAGGCCCTGCTTGTATAGGTCGGCCATGTACTTCTGCGAATCGTAGGCCGAATCAATCATCTTTCCGATAGCTTCGCGGACCGGAATGCCGATGATGCCGTCGAACGTGTAGGAAGTCTTGAAATGCAATATGTCATCCTGCGGGAATACGTACTGCTTGCCGGTCTTCGCGTCCGTATATCGGTAGTAGAGTTTACCGGCTCCGCCGAATATACCTGCATCATCCATTACCACAGATACGTCGCTGGACGGAAGCAACCACAGGCCGTCATTTACTACCTTGCCGCCGTATACTGCGCCGGGTACGAAATGCCGTTGAATCCAAATATAGGCGTTTCCGTAATGCTCACAGTTCAGTTCCGTCGCCGTCCAGAGAGTGGTGGGGGTCATGATAGGGTTTGGCCGCACGTTCATGAGCCGCGCCATATCATCCATATCAGCGACTTCCGTGCCCTTATCCGTCCGCCGGTAATACTTGATAGGCAACTTGCCAAGCGTTTCTGACAGCATTTTCAGGCAGGTGAAATAGGTGCTTTCGGAAAGCTTGTTACACGTCGTATCAATACCCAGCCAATCCGCCAGTTCACGGTCCTTCTGTGTGACAGTCGTGGAGTTGAACAGTCGCCGTATTCTATTTACAAAGTCTCTCCATACTCCCATCGTCAAACCTCGTCGAGCAACGCATCAATCCCCTTCAGGATCCGTGCATTGTTCTGCATCCCACTTTGCTGTAAGAGATATACGGCATCCGCCGTTGCTGCTATCATGTCTATCTTGCCTGTACTCTTTTTCTTATCCAAAAACATACGCAGGGTCGTGTCGAACCGGACCCGCGCGTTTTGAAAATTGATTTCATAGAGTGGGTTAGTCTCAAACCGGAACTTCCGGTCAACTATGCATTCATACATCCACTTTAAGGGGGCGTGGAGAGTGTCCGAATGCTGACGCACTTCAAACACCGCATATTTGTCCGCCCACTTCTGTGCGGATGACATTGCATTGTATCGGTCATATCCAATGCCGCAGATCTTCACGCCGTACTTTTCTTCAAGAGAGAATACGTAATCCTCAACGGCCCCGTAGTCTATGGTGTAATCCCCACAGGCGATACAATAGCCGTCGCGGATGTATCGCGGATAATCAACCTTTTCCGTTGCCGTCTTTTCTTCAATCCTATTTTCAGGAATAAAGCACATCGGCATGCTGATAATGTTTCCGTCATCGTCAAGGCTAACCATGTCAACGGACGTGTTATCATTCGTCTGCGACAGGTCCACACCTACATAGACGTTTCTGCCTGTCCAATCTATCTTTTCACATGAGCATGCCTTGACGGACTCAATCGGAACATAGGACTCCGTCTCAACGCCCTGGAAGATGATGTTACAATGCTTCGTCACGAAATTTTCGCGGGCGGACTCAATTTCAATGGCCTTTTTCCGCTTTGACAGAAGTTCGTTCCACACTTCCGGCATTTCCATCGCCAGCGGGTTGGCCTGCTTCAGGATGTCATCATTCGTGGACCAATTCTTTATGTCGTCCGGCTCATACAGTAGGGCGAATTCCGTTTCGTCTTCCGTAATTCCATCCAATACCTTTTTTGCATAACCAACCTCATCCTCAAAAGGATTGTCGGCTCGCGGATATTTGGTCGAAATCACAAAGCCCAGCTTGTTTCTGACCAAAATCTGTCCGGAACGCATAGCGTCCACGGCATAACTATTCGGCAACGCGCCTACTTCGTCGGCAATAAAAATAGACGGCTCTTTACCGTCCATCCTGTTCGTCGAGAAATTCAGCGGTGTATATTTCGTTTTCGTCGGTCTATGTAGAATGTAGTCTCGCAAGATTTTGAACTCATTATCCTGCAAAGCCCACGAATTCTCGTTTATCAGCGGTTCAAGTGCTTCCTTGATCTCCCGCGCTAGCTGGCCGTCCGGAGCGACAGAAAAGAACCGACTGTAGGAAGGCTCCGTGTAAAACAGAATGAAGAATATCAAGGCGACGTCGAACGTCTTTCCGTTCTTCCGCCCAATTTCAAGTAAGGCGCTCTGATACTTCCGGATCCGTTTGTTGTCTCGTTGCACCGTACAAAGCACGGCGTCAATCAAAAAGAACTGGTATCCAACAAGCGAGTCGTAAATGCTTTTGCCAGCTGCGGGGCCTTTCGGCATCCTCAGGATTTTCAAAATCTTGTCAATCTTGCCCCTAAGGTCTGCGTTCAAACAATACTTTTTCGACTTGCCGTCCCATATATCAAGGGTAGCCTGACATTGCTTCTTTACATATTTCCCGGCTTCAATCTCGCCGGAGACAACACCACGGGCGTATGCTTCCGACGGATGAATTTTCTTCGTCTTCATCATTCATCATCATCGCCCTCATTGAGAATGTCCATAATAGTCAGTTTCTTTTCATCGCTGGGGCCTGCGGACTTTATTGCAATCTTGGCCCGGCTCTGCGGAGACAGGCACAACTCATTGCAGCATCTGTAGAAGTCGCTGCTATATCTATCTCTTGTCCGCATGAACTTGCTATCGGAAAGAAGCGATGCGTCATTATTGACCATCATCTCAATCTGATGGAGCCGGTCAACGACAATCGCCGTCTGCGTCAGAATGTATATGTCCAGGTTCCCAAGCAGCGTCGCCTCTTCAAGCGTACTTTTGATGAACATGAAGATCTTCCGCTGTTCATCCGTCAGATAGTCAGGTGGAACAAGCGCATCATTCCCGCCACGAAGGCGTGCTTCTTCTGCGGCGCGTGCGTCCTTGTCGTCATTTGAAATTTTTCCAGAACTTACGTTCACGGACTTAGCCGGTCTTGCCATATATCCCCCTTTGACGATTGTTTGTTTTTGGCAGGGTGTTCAAAATGAGG